ACCTGGAATCGCCGCCACAAGTTATAATAGTGATGGCGATGAAGAACGTGTGCCGGTTGCAGAGTATAACAAAGAAGCAGTTGAAACTGGCAACAGCGATGCAACTAAAAATTATAAAGTACAGCACCCATTTGCAACAATATTAAAAGATCAGGGCCTGCTAAAAGACGATATCCGAGGAATTACTACTAGCAGTGCTAGAAGAGAAACACCAAGTCAAGTATTTGGAATTAGCACACCTGGACCAGTTGACAAACAACCTGGAGCAACTAAAGGTAATGTTGGTAAAGCTGAACACCAAATCAGTGGAGCATTTGTCAGTCGTTTAGGCGGTACAACATTTGTAATGGATGACGGTGATGATAAGTTTTTACGTAAAACTCCTGCAGGTGAAGGTCCGCCTGAATATGCCGCTGTAGAACAAGATGAAACAGACGGTGATGTAACTATTCCACATAATGAATTGGTGCGTATTAGAACTCGTACAGGGCACCAAATACTTTTCCACAACAGTGAGGATTTGATCTACATTGGCAATGCTAAAGGTACAACTTGGATCGAATTAACTAGCAATGGAAAAATTGATATTTTTGCTGAAGACAGTATCAGTATTAGAACTAAACAAGATTTTAATTTTTATGCAGATAGAGATATTAACTTTGAAGCAAAGCGTAATGTCAATATAAAAGCTGGCGTAGAAATGCAACTTGAGACTGGCACACTTTACAATGTAATTGTTGGAACTAACGGTAAAATCACAGTTGGTGGAACAATGGATCTAAATGTAACAGGCAACTATAAAGAAACTGCCGCACGTATTGATATGAACGGTCCAGCGGCTGCAAAAGCAGTAAGATTAAAAACCCACAATTTGCCTGATGTTGCGGCACCTGGCGATAACATGACAGAAATGATATCTATCATGCGTAGAGCACCTACCGCAGAACCTTATCCACAGCATGAAAACTTAGACCCAACTAAAGTTAGTGCTACAAAAACTAATAGGGATTCAGAGGGAAGAACAGGCACTGCCGCCACAACAACTATGGCATTTGCTGGTACAAAATATAAAGAATATACAACAGTAACCGATACCTTTGCTAAAGTGCAAGGCGCTGAAGAGTAAATATTACTATGGCACAAAGTCAAAAATTATACGATAAAATTGTTTTAAAAGGCAAGCAAACAGCAAATGCCGTGCCATTGCCACGAGCATATAGGGGCTTTAGTACTATTAGTCCTGATACAGAAAACTTTGCTGTTTACGATCTAGCACTGATTAAACAAGATATTATCAACCATTTTCACGTTCGCCAAGGCGAGCGTCTAATGCAACCAGAGTTTGGCACAATCATTTGGGACGTTTTATTTGAGCCATTAACGGATCAATTAAAAGCACTAATAGAGAAGAATGTTGAAGACATTATTAACTATGACCCACGTGTTAAAGCGGATCAAATTGTTATTACAGCATATGAAAGCGGCCTTCAAATTGAATGTAACTTAACATATATGCCCTACAATATATCAGAATCACTTAGATTTAAGTTTGATCAAGCCAACGGTTTGACGAATTAAATACGCACATTATAAAATCCGCTAAATATACTTAATTAGGAAGCGGATATGTCAGCAACTGATAGACAAAATAGATTACTAGTATCACAAGACTGGAAACGTATATACCAAAGTTTCCGTAATGCAGACTTTCAAAGCTACGACTTTGAGAATCTACGCAGGGTAATGATTAATTACTTGCGTGAAAACTACCCAGAAGATTTTAACGATTATATTGAGTCTAGCGAATACCTTGCCCTAATAGACATGATTGCTTTCTTGGGCCAAAGCATAGCTTTCCGCGTTGACTTAAATGCCCGTGATAACTTTTTAGAGTTAGCAGAACGCCGTGAAAGTGTGTTACGTTTAGCACGTATGTTAAGCTATAACGCCAAACGCAACAAACCAGCTAACGGATTTTTAAAATTTTCCAGCGTTACAACAACACAAAGTCTAATTGACAGCAATGGTAGAAACCTTGCTGGACAAGTTATTGTTTGGAATGACCCAGCAAATGCTAACTGGCACGACCAATTCTTAAAAGTCATTAACGCCGCCCTTCCTTCTTCAAGACAATTTGGTAGTCCAGAAGCAAAAAATACAGTTTACGGGATTCCAACAGAACAATATCGTTTCCAAACATATAGTACAGGTGTACCTGTTTTTGGATTTACAAAAAGCATTGATGGTAGAAACATGAACTTTGAGCTTGTCAGTACTGTTATTGACGGCGAAGAAATTACTGAAGATCCTCCACAAGCTGGTAAAAATTTAAGTTTTATTTACAGAGATGACGGCAGGGGTTATGCTAGTGCTACATCTGGATTCTTTTTACATTTTAGACAAGGTAACTTAAACACAGGTACTTTCACAATTACACAGCCGACTACAAACGAAATTATTGATATTGACGCAAATAATGTTAATGATAATGATGTATGGTTGTACAAATTAGGTTCAACAGGTGTTGAAAGTGAATTGTGGGCCAAAGTTCCAAGTTTTGAAGGCAATAATGTAATTTACAATAGCCTTAAAAAGAACATTAGAAATATCTATGCTGTAGTTACTAGAACTAATGATAAAATTAGTTTGTCTTTTAGTGACGGTACATTTGGAACACTACCATTAGGATCTTTTAGAACATATTATAGAGTAAGCAATGGATTAAGTTACACAATTAATCCTAAAGATGTACGTAATGTCAGTATTGATATTCCTTATCTAAGTAATGCAGGACAAGCAGAAGTTTTAAGTATTACAATGGCTTTGCAAACTGCTGTTGCAAATAGTTCAGCAACTGAAACTAACGACTCAATTAAAACAAACGCTCCTGCAAGTTATTATACACAAAGCCGTATGATTACTGGCGAGGATTATAATATTAGTCCTCTATCAGTTAATCAAGATATTGTTAAAGTAAAAGCAATTAATCGTTCAAGTAGTGGTATTAGTAGATATTTTGACCTAGTTGACCCAACTGGCAAGTACAGTTCTGTAAACCTATTTGCTGATGACGGAATTGTTTATAAAGAAGAATTTTCAGAAAGCATTAGATTTAAGTACGCAACAAGAACTGACATTGAGGGTGTAATTTATAATCAAATTATTGATGCATTATCTGACACTGCATTAAGAAACTTCTACTACAACAAGTTTATTAAAATTGCTACTGATAGTTTAAACATTGGTTGGTTTAACAAAACATCTGACACTAGCGAAAGCACAGGTTATATTGGCGATAATGCAGATAGATCACCATATAGAGTTGGCACATACGCCGCAACTGATTTGCAATATTTAGAAGTTGGATCATTGGTAAAACTCAAAGCACCAACAGGCTATTATTTTGATACTGCAAATAATAATACTTTAAAAATTGGCGACGGTACACAATTAAATTCTGCACAATATTTGTGGGCTAAAGTTGTAAGTGTAACTGGCGACGGCACTAATAATAGTACTGGTGTTTTAGCTGACGGGTCTGGACCAATAACTTTAAACACACCAATACCAAATTATATTGTTAATAACGTTTTAATTGCATGGCCGTCTGTGGACCAAATTATCCCTAAGTGGAGAACTACAATTGACACGTCAGTGATTAGTTCAATGATTGAATTAATTTTTGCAAATAAGCCATTTGGTCTACGTTATGACTTAGCTTCAAAGAGTTGGAAAATAATCTTTGAAGGTAATCTTAACACACTCAACTTGTTTAGCTTAGGAAAAGCAGGTGATAATACAAACTTAAAACTAGACTCAAGTTGGCTATTGTTGTTCACTACTGATACTGAATATTATACAGTGTCAACAAGAAAATTAAGATACATTTTTGAAAGTGACAAACAGTTACGTTTCTATTTTGATAGTTCAAACAAAATTTATGATAGTAGAACAAATCTAATTGTTAAAGATAAGATTAAAGTTTTGAATGTTAATACACAACCAGATTCTGCAAATGCATTTACTTACGATTTAAATTGGGAAATAACCAAAGAGTTTGTAGGTTTAGACGGGTATGTAGATACTAAAAAGATTTTGTTATCATTTAGCGATGTCAATGATGATGGCATAGCAGATGACCCAGACTTGTTTGAAAGCATTGTTGCACCATCTTTATATGATGCTACAAAATATGTTGTTTTAGAACGATATGAAGTTACATCGGGTCAGCAAGACTATCGCTATTTTAATAACGGTAATGATACTGTTATTATTTTAGCAAATGAGTCTACACTGCCAAAAAGTATTGCTGAATATACTAATGGACAATATTTTTATTTTATTGACACAGCAGTTGTAAAACAATTAAACACTATTACTGCCAAATTTGCAGTTAGTTTAGATTACAAAGTATTCCAAGGGCGTAGCGGATTAAAATTCCAATATATCCACAGTGCAGATTACGAAACACGTATTGATCCAGGACAAACAAATATTATGGATCTGTTTGTATTAAGCAAAGAGTATGATGTGAATTTTAGAAAGTGGTTAAATGGTGGATTGGCTGATGAACCGTTACCTCCAAGTACTGATCAATTATCTTTAACATTAGCAAGTACATTGAATAATATTAAAGCAATGAGTGATGAACTCATTTACCATCCTGTAAAATACAAAGTATTATTTGGATCAAAGGCAAGCCCAGACGTGCAAGCATCATTTAAAATTATTAAAAACGTAGAACAACCAATTAGTGATAATGAAATTAAAGCACGGGTTATAAGTGCTATTAACGAATTCTTTGCTTTAGAAAATTGGGACTTTGGTGATAAATTTTACTTCTCAGAATTAGCAACGTATGTAATGAATAAAACAACACCTTATGTGGTTAACTTTGTAATTGTTCCAAGACAGACAAGTTTATCGTTTGGTAGTTTATTTGAAATACAAAGCGAAAACGATCAAATCTTTGTTAACGGTGCAACAACAGATGACATTGAAGTTGTAACAGGACTTACATCAAGCACAATCTCCGCACAAGGACAAATTATTGGAAGTAATACCGTGGTATCACAGCAAAATATTACAAGTAGCACTGGGAGTTATTAATGGCTGAACAACAAAATGAATTTGGTTTGCCTATTGGGAATTCAGATAAAAGAAGATCTATAAGACTGTTACCTACATATTATAGAACAGAGCCAAATAAAAAATTCATTCAAGCTACTATCGACCAACTAACTCAGTCTGGTACTGTAAGAAAAATTGACGGATTTGTTGGTAGAGAAACTGCTAAGGCCGCAACAGCCAATGACGTTTTTATTAATGCTGTAACACCTGATAGAAAAAATTACCAGTTA